TCCGTAACGCCGCCAACGCCAGAGCTAATATCGAGATAATCATTGCCTGATCCATTGATATTTGTCGCCTGTGTTCCTCCCGAAAAGAAGATGTACATCCGGCCCGTCATGAAGACGAGCATATATGTCTGGGTGGTCGAGAAGGTAAACGGGACCAGGCGAAAGCCATTCTCAGGGGAGGCCCCTGATGGCAGCTCGAATATATACTTCAGGCCAGGGCGCCGATCGATGGTGCCTCGAGGGTTGACGATAACATTGCGAGCGCGCTCCAAGGCGCTCTCATATTGCTGGAGATCGACGCGCCCGCGCAGCTCTGGGTTAATCTCTCCGACTGTAAAATTGGTCTGTAGCTTGATGACCCTGCTCATGGATCATCCTGTCAGTCGAGCAGTGATAAGCGGATAATCAGCAATGACTTGTGATGGTGATCCCAGGCTGTCCGTAGCTGCCGCCTGGCGGAACAATCCGCCGCGACCACCCTCTGCCGGGTTGCCGAAAGCCACCCGCTCCCAATGTTGTGCCTTTGTGATCTGGTCGGTCATGGGCTCGGCGAAATACATGGCCGTTGCCGTCTTCAAGAGCTGTATGAAATAGGTCGGCATCTGCGCTTCAGTCGGCCTGAACTGATAGTCGATGACCACCGGCGTCATGTCAGTGACAAGATCCGCGCCCAGAATGTCCCAGCCCGAGTTGAGGGGATGGACGCCTACCGTTGTCGAATTGAACATAGCCACAGGGACGCCGGTGAGGCTGTCGCTGGGCATCGGGTAGGCGTAGGTCCACTCATTGGCCGGCGTGGTCACTGACTGCTGAAGGGCGACCTTCTTCATGGACCAGGACCAGCGATACATCCCGAGAAGCATGTCCCTCACAAAAGGGTACAGGTTCTCGGCGATGCCGCCTCGAGTGGATCCATCACTAAAAGACGCTATCTCGGCAACGCCGAGCAGGATCATTGCGTCTGAAGCAATCTTTACGTCAGTGTCACCCGCCGCCATGTTCGCACCTCCCCGGTCGCCTTATGCGTTGCTACTCGGGCGAGTGCCGGCGAAGTAGACGTAATCGATGCTCAAGACCGTGGAGACCGGAGTGCCATCCTCCGCCGTCACGGCGATGTAGGGGATGAGCAGGGAGGTGGTCGCGACCGCAGTCGTTTCAGTGTGAACCAGGACGCCATCGATGTAGTAGCGAATGTCGCCAGTGGCATCGACCTCCATGCGGAGGATGGTGTAGGTGTCCACAACAGCGGTAACGCCGGAGAGGACATCAGCGGCTGTGGCGACAGAAGCAATAGTGCCAGCATTTTCGGAGGTGCAATACCACCCGTCCACATCGGTCGCCTCACTGTCTTGAACGAAACACGCGGCATTTGATACCGTGAGACCATCATCGGCGATCGCTTCTGACTTGACGGTATGCAGGACCGCCTCGGCGGATCCACTTGCCAGCTTATCGGAGAGACCGACACAGATTGTCGCACCCGTGATTGCCGACGTAGACACTCGAGCTTCCATTACCGTCTTGCCAAGGCTCACCAGGGAGCCCTTCGCCAAGAGGATGAGGCTCATCACCGTGGCGTCAGCAACACCAGCCGTGCCGGCGGTGCCACTGGTCATGTTGACTTTGCCCTCGGGCGCCGTGACCGTTACGGCAGAGGCAGCGGAAGTGCCGCCGCCATTGAAGACAATCCAGTTGTTGGTGGTGTCGATCGCTGCCGCGAGGAAATCATCGAAGATAGCAAAGCGAGCTCGAGGACTCTCAAAATCTGCGAAGTCCATCCGCTGGGCGCCGCCGCCCTTGCCGAAGAGAAGGCTGTCATCAGTGGCGACAGGAACGCTGACCTCATCAAGTTCAGAGATTCTGTTTTGGGATAGTTCTCGAGACATAGAATATTCCTTATGCTGCTGCTTCAGTGGAGGGAGCCCCGACAGCCAACCAGGCGTCGAGGTTGGCACCCGTGCCGCCGGTGATCTCCAGCCTCAATAGCGTTGCCACGCATTCATGATGGGATACGCCATCAGCAGTCTTTGTTGCAAGCGTGTGCCAGGTGGTGCCATCATCGGCTGAACACTGGAGGCTCATTGTCGCAGATCCCCAGGTGCCATCGGCGTAAAAACTAACCGTTGTCAGCGCATCGTCATCGGCGCCCTTAATATCAGGCGTGACTTCGTTCGTGCTGGTCGTATTAGTTTCTTCTGCCGCGAATAATTTGTGAACAGACATAGTCCCTCCTAATCAAGGTAGAGATCGGGGAAGGACAACGGAAGGGAAACCCTTCCCCGACTCAGATCGACTAGGGGTCTAGTCGCTGTCAGTGGTCGCGATCGCAACACCATCGGAACAATCGACAACGCCCGAGGCATTCGACAGGACAAGGACATGAGAATGTACGCGGGTTCCACCAGTGGAGGTCACGCAATAAATCAAGTCGCCGACCGCCAGAACGCCGTCGAGGCTGTTGAAATAACCGGAAGAGTTCACAGTCGCGATAGTGTCCGAGGTTTGGTAGCTCCAAATCTGGGGAGCGTTCCCCTTCATGGATTGACCACCAATCGGGCTGAGACCATCGATTGAATAAGCCATGCTTCAGCCTCCTATTCGCGGGTTGTGAGAATAACAATGCCCTCGTCATCGATGGCAACGGCGCCAGCGGAGAGCATTGCGGTTACAAGCCAAGATGTCTTCTCGGGGATGTAATTGATCTCGGAACGCTGCGAAATACTTTCGCCATAACCAAGAGCATTCTTGTGCCAGGCAAAGCTGGTCCGATCGCTCGAGCCGTCGCTTGCCAAGCCGCCCTCGTCCATGTCGCCAAAGGTCACAAAGGAAAATCCGAGGTACGAATTAACCTCTCCTGCAACTAATGCGCGTACAGCATTGTAGTCAGAACTACCGATCTCGGTTTCACCCAAGAGGGCCGACAGACCATCGGCATGCATCGAGAAGAACCGATCGGCTTTCGGGACAGAGTTGCCGTCCAAGAGGCGCTTGGCCTCACGAATTTTTGCCACATTAAGATTCGTGTCGGTGCCACCGATGTCATTGCCGACCGTCAACGTCGTCGAACTGGCGGCGAGCGCATCGAGCTTGATCTGATCTGCGCGACGGCCAATGGCCCCCGAGACAACCTTCACAAGTTCCTGGCGCTCTTCGTAGTTGACATGGGATTGGTCGAAAATGTCGGTGTATTCTGGTGCCACATAATCCGCGAGGGTAGCCGTGACATTCGTATGCGCCACGTTCAGCGGCACAACGTCAGTCTGCGGAATGCGAGCGGTCGCCTGGCCTTTGCCGATTTTCGGAAACTGGACAGTCGAGCCAACTACGCCCATGCGAGTGCGACACATGCCTTTAAGCTGCTGTTCAGCTTGGTAGGCCTGTTTCACTTCCGCATCGAATAATGTGACAAAATTTGTGGAAAGGCTTGCAGCCATAACTTGTCACTCCAGCAGTTTTCAAAAAACGCTACAGTTATCAGACATTCGCCTGGCTGCTGCTCGGGAGGGGCTCCCGTGAGCTGCGGGTTTTCCCCGCCACCAGGCTGGCCCTGAACAAGGGTTATCAGCCGCAAGAATTAACGATAAGCACAAAATGGAGATGCTGTCAACCGACAATACCCCACATATTGCGTTACATTACCACCCGCTCATCCGGCTGAGTGCCGAAGACCTGCGCGAAAGTCTTCTCCACCTTGGCCCGATACGAGGGGTCAGATCTATACCTGGGATCCTTCACCATTTCGTAGCATTCCAGCTCGGAGGGGAGGGCATCCGCCGCAGGATTGATGTTCACCGGGATGTTTGAAGTGTCGCCATTGAACTTGCGGAGCTTCTGGATGGCGCGAATCCCGTTGGCCGTGCCGCCCCAGATCTTGAACTCCTCGAAGTCGTCAGCTCCCCAGACGCCGGTCTTCACGAGCTTCTGAGCCCACGCGACCTGGTCATCGATGATGGCCTGGGCATTACTGCCGAGGCTGTCCATCTCCGCCTGGTGATTGAAGGCCTCGGTCTCGGCGGCGGCGGTGCCATTCTCGAGAACCTTGGAGGCGAGCTGATTGAAATGCTCTTGGCTGATGCCGGCCTCCTTCGCCCAATCCGCATAGACACCGAGGACAGGATCATCCTCGGCAACGCCGGCATCGTGAGCCACGGCCAGGTCGTATCCTTCCTCAGGCACCTTGTGCAATCCCGCTCGGAATTTACTCTCGAGCTCAACGTAGCTCTTCGACAAAGATTGAACATCGACAACATTGTCTTTGACAAACTTATCAGGGATCCCCTCAAGAATAGGGCTCGTGTCCTCTGACCTGTGGTTGATGACAGTCTCTTCCGGCGTTACCTCGACCTCAGGTGCCGCCTCCGACTGTGCGTTGTCGAGCAGCCCCGAGGCTTCCACCGGCGTCTTGTCTTCTGCTTCTGCCTCTACCATTCCTTCCGTTGCAGCCATGTCACACCTCTCGTTGTAAAATTTTCAATGCGTTTTGAACGCCGATCGACTTCATCTGGATCCCCATCAGGATATCATATGCTCGCCGCGTCGGGTTGGTTGTTGGCGGAACTTCTTTGCGCCGCACGACCTTCTTCGCCGCTGCCTTCTTTGGTGCCTTTGCCATTATCCCTCCTTCGCCCGATTGCGGCGGGCTATGAGCTCGCGGACCAGAGTATTCTGGCCCTCTCTGAAAAACCCGAAGTCCGTAGCGTATCCTGGAGCCCAGGTCGGTTGGTGTAGGAATGCACTCTCCAGCCAGGCGAGAACCTCTTTGCCTTGCGGCGTGTCGAACATCACCGCGATCGACTTGTCTATCTTCGCCTGGTCCGTTGCTGAATATTTTGGCGCTTCCTCCTGGTGAGCGTTGACACCCTCCCAACCGGGATCCGAAATATCGTGTAGATCTGCCATGGTATCCCCCTACTCGACTGTCGGCGGTCCACCAGGATCAACCGGCGCCGCCTGGGCCTGGGCCTGGGCATCCAGGAAGCTCTTGGCGGTCTCAGCGGCGAGCTGCCGCTCATCCTTCGTTGTCCTCAGGTTTATGGGAACGCCGAGCTGATTGGCGACCCAATCGGAGATCGCCTCCATGTTGGCGGTCTGGATCCCCATCGGGCCGAGCTGCGTGGCGATGCCTAGCCATTGCAAGACATTCTGCACCTCGTCTAAATTCTGAGCCTGGGCCAGTGGCGAGACCGGCACGATCTGAACTTCAAGACCATCGATCTTGAGCGGCAGATCAATCAGGCCCTCATCGCCCATGATATCGAGAACGAGGCGCACGAGGGGAACCATGGTTTCGGTGATCATCCGGCCGAAGGCGGATCCAAGGTTGGTGGCCAGCTCGCGCATTCTTTCCACGATCTCTGTAGCGGATCTGGCCGACATATTGTCGGGCGGGAGGCTGTCATCGAGCATGATCTTTTTGATGTTCATCCTGAGATCTTGGATGATGATCTGAGAGAGCTGGATATCTCCGGTCCTGGGCAAGGGTTGCAGCGATGGACCTTGAGGCCCGCCATTGCGAGCCACCGGGATCACGGCACCTGGCACAATGCGGATTGTCTGAGGATTGAGAACGCCATCATCGATCGCGGTGTAAACGCCGGCGATATTGATGGATGCGTTTTTCAGCACCAGCTCGAGGGTCTTGTTCAGCGTCTTAATGTCGGGCAGGGCGGAGAGCACTGGGCCACGGCCCATGACTTCGCCGGCGATCTTCATAAAGCGGGAGACAATCCAGGGTGATCTCTTCAACTCACGGTTCACCAGGATATCGGTCTCGGTCTCGGCGGCTTTATACCAGATGTAATAGCGCCATTGCTTGTCGGTGACATCGAAGACGGTGCCTTCCTCGAGAATGATCGGCTCCGTTGGCTTGTCATCCAGGAGCGTTTGCAGCTCCTCGGTCAAAACAGCATCCGGCCAGGTGGTCTCGATATTCTCCGGCGCCGTCTTCACCTTGCGGTAGACGTTTTGCACGTTGCCGTCTGGCCCCTCTTCCAGGGCCAGGAGAAAGGACGGAATCGGCGTGAAACGGATCCTGTTCTCTTCGTCGCCTGGCTGCACCATCATGGCGCCGGTGCCGATGCAGAGATCCATCAGGAACTCGCCCATCGCCAGGTCGAAATTGGTTTGCCTCAGGATCGAGAAGAACCGCTTGCCGTAAATGTTGAGAGCATTCCGCACCTCATCGGCGCGCTCCTCAGGGATTTCGGTGCCAGGCTGGAGGTCCATCCACTTTTTGTCGGGCGGAAACAATCCAGATTGCATGCGATTAGCAAACCGCTGCGTGGCATGCACGGCGGTCGCATCGAAGACGTTATTGCCCTTCGACTTGCCCTTGGTGCCGGCTTCCCAGGATCCATCGTACAGATTGCGCTGGGGCAGCGCATACTCGTAGGCGGTCTCGTAGACCTCCTTCCACTCTTCCTTGCGGTTCCATGCGGCCTTGGCCCGCTTTCGGAGCTGGCGCGGCGTGAGAGCTGCCATTTACTTCTCCCCCGCCTTGCGTAGAGCTATAGCAGCCTTTCTGGTAGCGTTAAGCGAATAGTGCGTTGGAACGTCAATCCCCGCCAGTTTCTCTGCCTCGGCTATAATCGTTGGGTCTTTTAGATACCAATCTCGATACTCCGGTTTGAGATTTTCTTCCAGTACTGCCCGTGCGACCAAACCTTGCAAGCCAGTGTAAAGTTTACCACCATACTGAACTCCATTATCATATGCCTCTTGAGCTCTTCGGGCATAGGCTCCAGGATCATCATTGTGTCTACGAGCCCGCTCTATTCGATTTTCTTTGGTTCCTTCTCTACCACCTCCTAGATATTCTAGGATAGCGAGTTCTACATCTCCCTCGTGCCGCTGGAGCTTTGTGGTAAATTCCAGAAACATGGCCCGTAGTCCCATCTCCCGGGAATCAAATATCGCATACGTTAAGCCAGATGTAGAGCCGACCCAGGAGTCTATTTCTCCGGCATAGCGGGGCTTACCATCTGCCTGTGCTGTAATGTTTCCAGGATTGTTGCGAATACCTGCGGGTGCTTGCGCTGCTGTCAAAGACATTGGATCCGACAACAAACGTCTTAGCTTCCGCTTGGACGGCGGCTTGGGCGGCGGCTTGGGCCTCAATTTTGGACTACGAACAAAGGCCATCAGGTTGGCTTACGCCTCGGCCCGAGGGTCGTATTCAAGCCGCCCTGTTGCATTGTATCGATGACGCCGAGGGGAGATCCAGCCAAAAGTGGCCGACCAGTTCTGCGAGCTCGAGTGGATGCCGCCCGACGCTGTGACGCCCGGGTCGATTGAGCTGGCGCCGCCGGCGCCGGGTCGGCGACAGCAACGGGTGCCGGCGGTGATGGCGATGAGAATATACCACCCATGTTATTAGGTCTCCCTTGCTCTATCTGGATTGCGGGTCACGCCCAATATGGTGTTTGTGGGGATCCCCAGCGTTGGATCCACGCGGGCCTGGAAGATGAGGCCACGACTGCCGGCAGTGGTACGAGCTCGCCGGCGGGCAGATATTTCCTGCTGCTTTTGTCGTTCTTGGCGCTCGAGGCGCTCCTCCTGCTCTTTCTGCTTTGCAAGCAGCGCGGGGTCAGGCCCCGGTGGGGGAGGTGGAGCTTTCGGAGAGCTGAACAGACCCGACATTGGACAACCTCGAATACATTGCATAGTCGGCGCCATCGGGTCCAAACGACCGGAGGATGCCTTCTTTCTCAAGGTAGAGCGATCGGATCCATTTGTCAGCCCGAGCGTTGCCAGTATGAACGGTTGCCTGAAGGCGAACAAGTTGGAGCTCAGACATTAGTATGTCAATCCACCGCTTTGACGCCCGGTGGAATGTAAAAGCGTAGCGTCTTATAGACATATCTGGGACCAGCCACATTTCCGCCACGCCAGGCCACATGACGATGGCTCCCCAGCAGCAGACAGGCTT